ACAAATTCAGGGTAGAGGTAAGTAATATTATTGGTGGATCAACACCACCGCCTCCCACTACAACTCCACCACCGACTACAACTCCGCCACCTTCCGGTGAAAAGGTTCCGCCGGTACAGGGATATCAGGGTGATGTTTATCAGAGCAAACTGCACTACGGTCAGACAAATTCTGATTCAGTAGGAGTTTTCCAGAAAGCCTGTCGGAACTACCCCGATGTTTCTACCATCCCGCTAAACCCATCAGGGATTACTAAGAATTACTTTGATGAGACTGCCAATATGTGCGAGAAGCTTTATCGTACATGGGCACAGTGGAATCCTTCTGGCGGATGGGATCAAGGTAATCTAAGGGAACCTGGCCCTTCAATGCTCAAAACTCTTGGCTGTAAGATTGTTGGCTGATGCCACGTTCGATCCAAAAGGTTGAGACGGACGATTTGCTTGAGTTAATTAATGATGGACTAAAGACTCAAGCAAAGCGTCCGAATCTTTATGCCTATGTCCCTCACGCAAAGCAATACCAGTTTCATTGTGCTACACAAAAGAATGTGCTGTACATTGGCGGCAACAGGTCTGGCAAAACCACTGGTGGTGCCGCAGAAGCAATTTACAGATTAACCGGGAGACACCCCTACAAAAAGGTGCCGCCGGCTCCGGTATTCGGCAGGGTACATACTGTTGACTTCAAGTACGGTGTAGGGCAAATCATCCTACCCGAGATTCAAAGGTGGATACCGCCTAGTTTCCTCAAGAATGGCTCTTGGGAAGATTCGTATGACAAGAATGAAAACATTCTGACTCTTGCGAATAAATCGAAACTGGAATTCAAGTCCTATGAACAGGACTTAGAGAAGTTCGCTGGTACATCGCGTAACTTCAACTGGTATGATGAGGAACCTCCGAAGCATATCTATAATGAATCTCAGGCCCGCTTGATTGACACAAATGGTGATTCGTTTATCACCATGACGCCCGTTGAGGGAATGACTTGGGTTTACGAAGATATTTATCTTCCCGGTATCACTGGTGACCCATCTGTATTGGTCATCGAAATTGAAATGAGTGAGAACCCTCACCTAACAGCGGAAGCCCGCGAAGAATATCTCCGAACTCTCGATGCAGACGAAAGGGCTGCTCGTGAAAAGGGAGAGTTCATTGCTGTGGGTGGCCGAGTTTTTAAGTCTTTCAGCGTACACACTCACGTTAAGCCTTTCTATGTACCTCCCAAAGATTGGGAGTGGTATACATCATTCGATCACGGATACAACAATCCGACTGCAATCTTATGGCACGCAGTCTCGCCACAGGGTAACATCGTCACCTTTTTTGAGCACTATGCCTCAGAAGTGGTGGTGAAAGATCATGCTGCTGCTTTCCACCATATTGTTTCTGATTTGGGTCGGACTCCTGACTATCTTATTGGAGATAGGGCTATGGCACAGCGTTCCGGGATTACCGGAACCAGCATCCTTCAAGAGTACGCGGATAACGGTGTTTTCATTGGTACTCGTAAGTCTGATGTGCTTAGCGGCCTTAACCGAATGATTGGGTATCTAAAACCGAATCCACAGTTAAACAATGAGCCTTCATGGACTATCACTGATAATTGTGTGAGTCTTATCAGCGAAATGCGGAAGTATCGTTGGGAGACATATTCATCCCGCAAGACCCAATTTGAGAAGAACAAGCATGAAACTCCACATAAAAAGGACGATCACGCTATTGATTCTACTCGCTATTTTTTCACCATGATGCCTGATCTTCGACCGGAAGCGGACCCCGAGCCTAAACCTCTAGCCAATATTTTGGGAGCAGGTTTTGGTGTCGATCCGAGTAGAGAGAAGTGGGATCAGAATTCTAAACCAGTACCGCGAAATGGCATGGCATTCAAGGGTGATGTACCCGTACAACAACCAGGACAGACAAAATGGAATGAAGTTGTCGGAACTGATTTGTACGCCCTAGAATATTAAACCCTTGCTGTAGTAGGTAGTGAATCATATATACTACTATTTGTAGCACCCCCTTATTAGGAGACGTAATGGCTGACAAAGTGCAACTCTTTAACCCTAATGATGGGGTTACAGGGCGTGATGGTGGACCATATCTCGACGTAGTTCAGGCAGAGGAACAAGAGCGGCAGCGTGCCCGAGTTGAGGGACGCGAACCGGACTTCGATAATCTCCCTGCACACGCTGGTATTCCGCTGCAAACTGCTGGACAGCAATGGTTTACCGTTGGTGTTAACAGCAATCCCTCGCAGAATAGCCGCAACGATATCAATTCGGACGTGCAGTTTCAAGCTGCTGTTAAGGATGATGAGGTTGCGCTTCAAGCATTTTCCGAGAGGGACCGACTCGAAGAACTCGATGACGTCGGGCCAACATTCGGTGTCCAAGACACAAACCCGGCTGCAATTGCTACTGGCGCTGCGGCAGATGACGAACACACCGCCGGTAAAGGTTCCGAGGAAAGCGACGGCAAAACTGCCGAGGAACGCGGTGGAAAGACTGAGAAAATTACAGTTGAAACGGGGCAGTCTAAAAGCGCCCCCTCAACTTCCTCCGACAAAAAGTCCTGATATTTCATTTGAAGTTGAGGAATTTTTCAAATGACACAGACTGGTCTGTCGCCCTCAGAAGTCAATAGTCGTTTCAAGGTCCTCCCCCGACCTTTCCCGAATCCGGGCAAATGTGCTGTCTGCGGCGGTGTTAAAACCTCTGTCGTTGATTTCGGACTCACCGTACAGTTCTATGGTGCCGTAATGATATGCACAGTTTGCCTGAGTGAAGCGGCTAGAAAAATAGGCATGGTATCCGAACGAGACCTAGTTGACAACGTGAGGGCGACAGATCAAATCGCTAAGGAATACCTAGCACGAAATAATCTTAAGGCGATTAATGGAGACCAGTATAGCCTGGCTGTTACTGCTGCTACTAGTCTTAGTGACCTTGTTTTGCGCGGCTTGCCTGATCTTCCTGTGGAGAGTCCTGCAAATCCAGAGCAAGACTCAGGCAGAGACCCTAATCAACTTGACCTCTTTGAATCAATTGATAGTGGATCAGCACTCGAAAACGGTAGCACTATTAGCGTCGAAGGACGCGCTGACGTATCAGACGATACTTTCCGCTTCTTCCAGTGAGCCAATTAGTTTCGACAGCCAAGACCCCTCGGATAAAGCCGAAATGGAACGCTGGGCTTTTTCTCATGGTATTTCAAAGGATGACCTAGATGACTTTAGCGCCGATGATGGGTCAGGCCACTCCTTCTACGGGTGATGTAATTTTTGACGCTAAGACTATTGAGGCGCTAAAAAAGTCAAAAGACGCCAAGGAAATGGTTGCTTGGGTCCATGAGCAGTACACAAAAATGAAGTCTGCTCGATCCCCATATGAACGACAGTGGCGTTTGAATTATGCCATGTACAAAGGCCGTCAGTATTTGGCTTACACTAATCAGAATATCGGCTACAATATGGGTGGTGGGCGGCTAATTACACCGCCTGCTCCCCCATATCGTGTGCGCTCAGTACGGAATATGATTAAGCCAATCATTCGTACTGAAATGTCTAAGTTAACATCTAACAAACCTAATGCGTCCATTGTCCCGGCTAGTGCCGAGGACAAGGACCTTTTTGCTGCCCAAGCAGGCGAGCAAGTTTGGGAAAGCATGTATTCCCTAAAACACATGCACAAAACTTTTACCCGCGCGATGTTCTGGCTGTGCATTTGTGGTACATCATTTATGAAAGATTGGTGGGACCCAAATTGCACCTACGAACAGGGCGACGAAACTTACACCGGCGATGTAGAAATCGGAGCGGTAACTCCGTTTCATTTGTTTGTGCCCGACTTGATGGAAGAAGAAATCGAAGATCAGCCCTACGTTTTGAATGCCTATACCAAGTCTACTGAACGGTGTAAGCAGGTTTACGGTATTGATTTAAATGCTGATGTTGTGTCGGCAAATGAAATCATGGGTGATTCGTTTTTCAGCACGCAAAATGGAAACGATGCAAAGCCAGATTCTGTTCTAGTTCTAGAAATGTGGATTAAACCGCATGGACACAAACTTTTCCCCAATGGTGGACTCGTTACCGTTGCCGGCGATACTTTGGTTGCCATGCACACCGACGGGATGCTTTACCAGCACAATGATTATCCCTTTACAAAGTTTAGCCATATCCCTACCGGCGAGTTCTACGCCGACAGTGTTATCAACGACCTTATTCAGCCCCAACGAGACTACAACCGGACCAGTTCGCAAATCATAGAGAACAAAAACCGCATGGCTCGGCCACAACTTATGGCTGAGAAAGGTTCTGTAGACGTAGCAAAGATTACGTCCGAACCTGGATTGGTTATTCTCTATAAGCCCGGTATGCAGCCTCCGCAACCGCTGACTATGCAGCCAATTCCTAACTATGTGCTAGAGGAATTGAACCGTGCCAAGCAAGATATGCAGGATATTTCCAGTCAGCATGAAGTCTCCCACGGTGAAACTCCCTCAGGTGTAACCGCTGCTACTGCTATTTCGTACCTACAAGAGCGTGACGACTCCGCTATGAGTACAACATATCAGTCGATTGAAATGGGCTATGAAAAAGTTGCCAGGCACTTTCTTTCTCATGTCGTGCAGTTTTGGGATACTCCTAGGATCGTTAAGACTACTGGCGCTGATGGATTCTTTGATGCAATCGCGCTCTCTGGAAGCGAAATTGGTAGCGGAACAGATATCCGTGTGGAAGCAGGATCAGCTTTACCAACGAGCAAAGCAGCAAAGCAAGCCTTCCTACTAGATATGATGAAGCTTGGTTTTATCGAGCCCGATAAGGGTCTCGCCCTAATGGATATGGGAGGAATTGAAAGACTATACGATGAACTGAAAGTGGATGAGCGGCAAGCACAGCGTGAAAATCTCCGCATGGCTTCTCTTGAGATTGCTGAAATCCAACAGCATCTACAGATGGTTGAGCAGAGTAAATATTTGTCTGAGCAACTAGCGCAACAGATGATGCCGGATATTCAGGCACCGCAAATTGCTCAGCAGATGCCTGGATTGCCACCCGATATTACAGACCCAAACGATGCGATGACTGCACTACAGGGTCTAGATCAAATGTCGCAAGTCCAACAAGAACCACAATTCCAGATGCAAACTTCGGATTCGGACAAGATCTCAATTCAGGCCAACCACTACAACTAGCACCGAATATTGTAGAAGTACATACATATGACAATCACCAAGTACATATTGACGTGCATAATAGGTTCCGTAAGGGCCAAGCAT